TCAAGTTCGACTGCACGAAGAATCAGGCGACAGGTGCGCTGCAGTCTCTGCGTGCCGACGGGCGGTTGGCGTGGGAGATCGTCACTGTCGTGAGAATCAAGAAGCTCGAGACATGATCCTGCCCGTCTACCCGGACCCTGACTGCGTCGCATCGGTGGCGAAGCTGAACGCGCGCGAGCGCGATGCGATCATCCTGGCGTCGAAGGGGCTGACGGGTCGCGAAGTGGCCGAACGTCTGCACATGGCGGTGTCGACCTTCGACATCACCATGATCCGCGCTCGCAAGAAGCTCGACGTGGACACGACGATCGAGGCTGCCGTCATGCTGTGCAAGGCCGGCTTGCTGTGACCCTGATCCTGCGCCCGCCAGGCCGCGGCAACTGGACGCCGGTCGTCGTGACGATCGCGCAATCGCGGCACGCGCCGGTGCCGCTCGAGTTCCACGTCGGGCAGCGCGTCGAGTTCGGCGGGCAGATGCTGCGCGTGTGCGCTGTGCTGGGTTAGTGCATGCCGACTCTGCACGACGGCCGCGAGGTGCCGAGCGATTCTGAGGACTGGCGCCACGAAACCGAGGCACGGTACATCCTCGCGCTGCCGGCGCTGGACGACCGCCGCGCCTGGCTGGAGGCGATCGAACACAAGCGCGGCAAGGCGGACGCCGACCGGCTTCGTCAGACGATGGGGGCCATATGGCAGGCGCGACAGCCAAAGGACTCATGAGCCGCAGCGCGCCGCAGCCTCCGCTGGGCCTCGACGACGAGGATGACGCGGAGACTCCGCCGTTCGTGCACGCATGGACGGCCGCCGCCGATGCGCCTGCACCCGTGACGCGCGCTCCGCGCTCGATCTTCGACATGGTCTCCGTCATCAAGGCGGCCGGGAAGATGGCGAAGCGCGGCCGGTTTGGCGCTGCGTCCGGGTTCAAGGTCACGCCGACGACCTCTCCCTATCCTGAGCAAGCGCCGACGGTCGAACGGGCCGATGGCGTCGTCCGCGTCGCCGGCGCCCGGTATCCGTCGAACCGCTGGGACGATGCGCGCGAGGAGCGGGAACGCGAGCGCCGGGCGCGGCAGAGGCCGCCGAAGCCGGTCAAGAAGGCGAAGACGCGCGGGAAGAAGGTCCGGCAGTGGGACGGAGAGGGGATCGAATGAAGGGCAGGCCGCCCGCGCTGAGGCCAGCGCAACAGGAGGAGGTCAGGCGCCGGCTCGCTGCCGGAGAAGGAGTGCGCGCGCTGGCCGCCGAGTTCAAGGTCGGAAAGGCGACTATCGGGCGACTTGCGGGACATGCGGGACAAATCCGAAAGGTGGCCGAAACACTTGTTGCCGCTCAGACGGCGCTGGAGTCCCTGCCGCCGGCCCAGCAGCATCAAGCCCTGTCGCTCGCCGAGAAGTTGCGCAGCATCAGTGACAACCTGGCCGCCGCAGCCATGCACGGCGCGGCGACCGCGCACCGACTGAACGCGCTGGCGAACAACGAGGTCGCCAAGATAGACGACGCCGAACCGCTGGCGAGTCTGGACGCTCTGCGCGGCGTTGGCGTGCTGTCGAAGTTGGCGAACGAATCGGCGTCGGTGGCCCTGAACCTGCTGGCCGCGAACCGGCCGACCGTCGAGCGACTGAATCAGCCGACGCCGCCGACGCCGAGCATTGACCCGACAAAACTGTCGCCCGAGACCTTGGCCGAACTGCTGGCCGCCCGCGATGCTGGCGCTTCATCAGACTGACTGGCTGGCGATCGAGCGGGAGGCGTGCCGCCGCAGCCTGGCGACGTTCATCCGCCGCGCCTGGGAAGTTCTGGAGCCTGGGCAGCCATACGTGCATGGCTGGCACGTCGATGCGATGGCGAGTCACTTGGAGGCCGTGACCGCCGGGCAGATCACGCGCCTACTCGTGAACATTCCGCCCGGCACGATGAAGTCAATGATGACGTCGGTGTTCTGGCCTGCCTGGGAGTGGGGGCCGAAGGGGATGGCGCACACGCGGTTCATCGGCGCCAGCCACGAGGAGGGCCTAGCGACGCGGGACAACCTTCGCATGCGTCGGCTTGTGCAGTCGGAATGGTTTCAGTCGCTTTGGCCGCTGACGCTGACCGGGGACCAGAACCAGAAGACCTACTTCGAGAACGACGCGACCGGATGGCGCCAGTCGTGCCCGGTCAACAGCATGACCGGCCGGCGCGGCGACCGCGTGGCCTGGGACGATCCGCACAGCGTCGAGGACGCACACTCGGCGACGAAGTTGGAGAGCGCGAACCGCGTCTTTCGAGAGACGCTGCCGACGCGCCTGAACAACCCTGAGTCGAGCGCGATCATCGTCGTGATGCAGCGACTGAGCGAGAAGGACGTCTCCGGGATCATCCTGTCTGAGCAGTTCGGCTATGAACACCTCTGCCTGCCGATGGAATACGAGCGTCCGAGGCCGGCGACGTCGATCGGGTTCACGGACCCCCGGCGCGCCGTCGGCGACCTGCTGTTCCCGGAGCGGTTCCCGCGTGCGGTCGTCGACCGCGACAAGAAGATCATGGGCGCGTATGCCGTTGCCGGGCAGTTCCAGCAGCGGCCATCACCGGCGACGGGCGGCGAGTTCGAGCCGGAGAAGATCGAGACGGTCGACGCGATACCGCACGGCGTCGTGCGCTGGGCGCGCGGCTGGGACTTGGCGGCGACGGAAGGGGCCGGCGACTACACGGCGAGCGTCAAGATCGGGAAGATGCGAGACGGCCGCTATGTCGTCTCGGACGTCGGGCGCCGGCAGTACGGCACCGCGAAGCGTGACGCGTACATCAAGGCGACGGCCTCGGCAGACGGTCCCGGCGCGCTCGTCCAGTCGCTGCCGCAAGACCCCGGACAGGCCGGTAAGGGGCAGGTCGCGGCGCTGACCGCGATGCTGTCCGGTCACATCGTGCACGCCAGCCCGGAGACCGGCGACAAGCAGGTCCGGGCGCGGCCTTTCGCGAGCCAGGTCAACGCCGGCAACGTGGTGATGGTGCGCGGCGAGTGGAACAAGGAATTCACGGACGAGCTCAAGACGTTCCCGAACGGGCTGAACGACGATCAAGTCGACGCCGCATCGCGCGCTTTCGCGCAGCTTGTGGGACCGGCCGCCGGCTTCCTCTGACCGCGTGCCGCCTCCCTAGCATCCCCGCGCATGGCCGAGATCACCCAACCGCTGACCGCGGACGCACTGCGCGAGTTCGCTGACTATGACCCGACGACCGGCGTCTTCAGCCGTCGATCAGATGGCCGTCGCATCGGCTATGAGGTTCCGTCGAAGGGCTACGTCTGCGCGAAGGTCTTCGGCAAGAAGTACAACGCGCACCGCCTGGCTTGGCTGCATGTGCACGGCGAATGGCCGAAGCACGAGATCGACCACGTCAACGGGGTGAGGACGGATAACCGCATCGAGAACCTGCGCGACGTGCCGCGCGGGATCAACTCGCAGAACCAGCGGCGCGCCCAGCGCGACAACTCGACCGGCCTGCTCGGCGTTTCGATTGACCGCGAGCGCGGCAAGTTCAAGGCAACGATCCGCGCGAATGGCGTCGTCATGCACCTCGGTCGGTTCAACACCGGCGAGGAGGCGCACGCGCGCTACCTTGCCGAGAAGCGCCGCATTCACGCCGGCTGCACCATCTAAGGGGCATCGATGGAAGTCATCACCGTCAACGCCAGCGACCTAGAGATCATCCGCGCTCGGCAGTCGCTCGCCGAGACGTTCGGCGGATCGCTCGACGCGAAACGGCCGGCGTCCTGGGTTTCCTACGGCTATCCCGAGCAGGTCACATTCGCGCAGCTGTACGCCGCATACGAGCGCACCGGCCCCGGCGCGGGCGCCGTGCATCGGCTCATCGACAAGTGCTGGCAGGAGTGCCCGCGCATCAAGGCGCCGGCATCGGACGAGGAGACGCCCTGGGAGACCTCGACGGCGAAGACGCTGCAGGCGCTGAACGTGTGGAAGAAGTTCAAGGACTTCGACCGCCGGAACCTCGTCGGGCGCTATGCCGGCCTGATCTATCGCGTCGCCGACGGCCTGGCGCTGCGCGAGCCGATGGTCCGCGCGAACCGCCTCGTCGACATCGTTCCGCTGTTCGAGGATCAGCTGCAGGTCACGGGGTGGAACTCCGAGCAGGGTTCGCCGGACTACGGCAAGCCGACGATGTGGCAGTACCGTTCGCGCAGGCCGGGCGCCAGCGGCGACCAGCAGGGCAAGCCGGAGGAATGGGTCGACGTGCACCCGTCCCGCGTGCAGATCCTGGCCGAGGGAAGCGTCGGCGACTTCTTCGACGGCGTGCCGCTGCTGCGCGCCGGGTTCAATCACCTGATCGACCTCGAAAAGATCGGCGGCGGCAGCGCCGAGTCGTTCCTGAAGAACAGCGCGCGGACCATCGTCCTCAAGTACGACGCGAACGCCTCCGTCCAGGCGCTGGCCTCGACGCCCGGGCAGGCCACGCCGACCGACCTGAAGACGGCGATCGAAGAGAAGGGCCGGGCGCTGAACCGCAACATCGACAGCACGCTCGTCTTGCAGGGCGGCGATGCGTCGACGCTGCAGACGACGGTCAGCGACCCGACCGGCGCGTTCCAGCTTGCCGCGAACCTGTTCGCCGCATCGGTGCAGATTCCGTTCACGGTCCTATTCGGCCAGCAGACCGGGCGCCTCGCGAGCGACGAGGACAAGGCGGACATGATCGCGCGCTGCAAGGCGCGGCAGAATGGCGAACTGACGCCCGCGATCGTCGAGTTCATCACGCGCATGCAGGCCGCCGGGCTGATCGAGGCGGGCGAGTTCGAGGTCGAGTGGCCGCCGCTCGACGCGCCTGGCGACGACGCGAAGGCGACGCTCCTCGGCAAGATGACGGCCGCGATGCAGCAGGCATTCGCCTCCGGCCTGGCCGATCCGCTGTTCGACGCGAACGAACTGCGCGGCGTGATGGACTACGAGGAACGGGACGACGACGGCATGCCGGGCGAGGGCGACGACCCCGACGCCGTGCTGGACGATGATCCGATGGCCGACCCGCTGCAGCAGCCGGCGCCGATTCGCCGGGCGGCGTGAAGCGCCAGCAGCGGAACCCGATCCTCCCCGCAGACACCCGTGACCGCACGGGATCGCGCGGCATCCTCCGGCGCGCCGTCGCGCAGATCAATCGCCGATGGGCGGGCCTGCTGGCCGAGGCGTTGTCGATCTTCGCCAGCGTCCGCATCGTCGCGCGGAACGATGCCGCCGACTTCCGCACCGTCTATGCGCTGACGCCGGACGAGGCCGCGGCCGTCTCCTACGCGCTGCAGCAGGCCGTCGACAGGTGGATCGCGGCCGGGCGCGAGCCGGCGTACCAGTTCTGGGGCGCAGGCTACACGGCCGAGGCGGCGCAGCTGGGCGCGGCGCAGTCTGTCGCGAACCTGACCGCGATCTCGGCCGCGTACGCCGCAGAGCGTTCGCTGCAGTCGGTGCTCTACTCGGAGGCCTACCGGAACCGGGTCGCCGCAGCGCAGGTCAAGAGCTATGACCACTGGACGCAGCTTGCCGCCGAGGCGAAGGCGGAACTCTCGCAGATCATCGGCCGGGCCGTCGTCGACGGAAAGAATCCGCGCGCCGTCGTGAGCGAGATCCGCGAGCGCCTGGACGTGTCGAAGGCGCGCGCGAAGGGCTACGCGCAGACGGACATCACGGACACGCTGCGGCAGGCGCGCATGGCCGAGCGCGACGACGCCGTCGAGGCGCTGGGGCTGAACATCGGCCTTCTCTGGACGTCCGCCTTCCTGCC